TTTCGGCTAATGCCTCCATGCTTGGCAATGATATAGCTAACTGCTTCGTAACTGCGAAGGAAGGCTATAAAGTGGTTAAAATGTCAGACCACTATAAATTTTCTCTGATTGACTTGGAAGCCTGTGATTATGCAATTGCCGCATAATTATGGTGACAAGGCGGAAGTATTAAGGGTTATTTAAATGACGAATTTGAAACATATATTCATCTCTGATAGAAAAAACTTCCTCGTTTACAAAACGACAAGTTTTTTTTGTGAATGTATCTCTAAATTTAATCATCAAAATAGCTTGACCTTTTTTTATAATGAGATAAGGAATAAGTTGTGGAAGAAGTTTGTCCAAAATGTTTCTGGGGCAATACCAGTAATAAGAAGTTTTCCAAGTAGGATGATATTTTGTTCTATCTTTAGCAAAATTTTTTCCTCCAAAAAGATTGCAAATCCAATCAATAACTTCTTTGTTTGTATTAACAATTTGAAGTCTAGGGTCATAATCAATATACCCTTTTCTCAAGCATTTTTTAATATAAATGGTGCCTTCTCCATCTACAAAACCAGCAAGATAAGCAAGTTGTTCTGTAGTCCACATATAACACTCCTTTTTTCATCATTATATCATAAAAAGGAATTAAAGTACACCGTGAGAGAGCAAGCGAGAAAACATCGAAAGATGATGCGGTGCTCCGACCCCAAGAGGAAACCTTGGGAGACACTCAGAAATGAAGTGTCCGCCATATTTAATTATGGTTATAAAGTAACAGAATCGTGGCAAGCCGGCGGCAAAGCTAGATTTATCTATTTGCCTCCAGGGTTAATTTATGCCCTGGCTAAATTTTCTCTAATTGACTTGGAAGCCTACGATTACGCTATTGCAGCATAATTATGGTGACAAGGGGGAAGTTGATTTAAATACACGGTTGTGTTATAATCCAAGAAAAAAAAGGAGGTTAACATGATCAGGAAATGCTGGAAATGCAAGACGGAAAAATCTTTTGAAGATTTTGGTAAAAGAAAAGAAGATAAAGATGGCATTGATAAAATCTGTAAAATATGTAGACGGGAAAGGGATCGAGACTTTGAACATCGAAACAAAGAGAAACGTGTTGAAAGACATGCTCAATGGAGAGATGAAAATAGAGAATCGATCAACGAAAAAAATCGTGAAAAATATGCAGAAAACCCAAAAGAATATCTTGAAGAACAAAAATTATATCGTCCTAGATATAAAGAAAAGCTCCAAGAATATGCTAGAAATTACAAAAAAGAAAATAGAGAAAAATGTAATGCTAGAGAAAAACTTAGATATCATATTTCTCATGGGAAGATTATCAAGCCAGAAAATTGTTCTCTTTGTGGAAAATCTGGAATCAAAATTGATGCTCATCATGCAGATTATTCCAAACCTTTGGAAGTGGTTTGGTTATGTTGCTATTGTCATCTTGCAATTCATAGACATCTTAAAAGAAAAAATCAACACCCTGAACGACTTAACGAGAAAACAGCGCAAGCTGATGCGAAAGTCTGCTCTCGATACGAAAGCTCGAGAGGCGAATCCGAAGAGGTTTGCCCGCCAGATGGTTACATTTTGTAATCAACTGGTCAGTAGGTTAATAACCGAAAGTAACAGTTTCTTGGATAATAACGACCCTTGTATGTTACGCCACACAGCGGGCTGTAGCTTTTACCAGGGACAATGCATTAACAAAATGGTGCATTTAAAACTACTGATGATTGACTTGGAAGCCTACGGTGAAAACTATGGCGACAAGGCGCAAGCAGGAGAATATCTCTGTGCAGCGTGAGAGACTAAGTTCAGTGGAGTCGAAAGACTATGCGATAGTCCGATCAATCCAACGAAAGGGATTGAGACATGCAGAAATGACATGTCCCCTCGCAAGAGGAGTAACAAAATGCACAAACGATTTATGGGTCCAGAACCTAAGATCAACAGGAATATAAGGAGGAAAATATGCCACTACCGTTTAGTTTTATAGGTAAATGGGATTATACAAATCCTGCTACTCCTGTGGCTGTCAATATTCCAATGACAGACAAACCTGATTGGATGATCGTAAAAGATTTGACAAATTGGGGTGATACAACAGCCGTAACTGCTCTCGAATCAGAGTGGTTTAGTTCGATGGCTCAAGGTTCTTATATTGGTAAGAGCCAAACAGTCACGACTAATGCTGTTGCTACAACTACTGGTACTAGTGGAGGTTTTACCTTCGTTGACCAAACTAATCCTCCTACATATTCTAAAGTAGCGATTACAGCGGTTACAAGCCAGAATACTTTTGTTGTTTCTACAGGAACAACAACTGGAATTAGTGTTGGTGATTATGTGCGTTTGATTAATGTGACAAGCGCATTAGAATTAAGTGGCATGGGAGTTTTTGCTGTCACCGCAGTTAGTGCAGGTGTAAGTATTACTCTTGGTATGGCTGCAACAGCTGCAACAGCGGCTAGTAGTGGCTGGACCCCTGTAGCTGGTACAACAGGATTTTACCAAAAAGTATATCCTGGCTTTATGTATCCAAAACTTTCTCAAGTTCTTTGGATTACACAAGCGACCCAAGCTAAGGTTTATTTTGCTAGACCAAATGATTATACCCCGGGTGAGTTGGTAGATTTCCAAATTCCATCCACATATGGTATGACTCAACTTAGCAATTTGACTGCAACTCCTGTCGCAGGAGCTACAATCAATAAACCAGGGGCAGCAAGAGTTTTGCAAGTTATTAACTCAGCTACAGAATCCTCGATTGTACTCGATTATGATACAACTGGATTCACTGCCTTTACAATTCCACTTTCGGCTAATTATGCAGCTGGTGCATCACCTGCTGTTTGTTTCCCAGCCGGATCTGGTATTGTTCCTTTGGGAGCTAGTGCAACCGTAATTGGAAGTGCTACAATTCCTCAAAGCCCTCCTGGAACTTCTTTAGTAGATAGTTTCGACAATCGGGCTCAATATGTTATGAACCTAGGACTTAACGTCGTAGGTCCAGCATCTGCGCATATGGTTGTTATGGCGTTCAAGGCTGACTATAATAATGCTATCACGAATGCGTGATCATTGATAAGTCATAACCAATAGATTATGCTGCTCCCTTAAAAAAGGAGCAGTATATGAAGAAAGTATGTGCAACATGTAAAAAAGAAAAATATATAAAAAGTTATTGGAAATCAAAACAAAATAAAGATGGGCTTAGATGTTCTTGTATAGACTGTTTAAAAAATGTCATATGTTGACGCATATGCGTCTAAAGGAGAAATAAAATGGTAGAAGTAAGAGAAATAACGATGAAGATCAAAAACTCTTTACCTGCACAGGAAAGAGAAGATCTCATCAAGAAGTTGAGAAAAGAAGATGATAAAATGGTCACGGGCATGTTTGAATTTATCGATGCTCAAGGCGGATGGATCGAATTCACATATAGAAAATGGCCTGGAGAATCGATTAAAATCATCAGACTTGAACATGGAGAGATTTGTGATTTGCCTATGGGGTTGGTGAAACAGTTAAATAATACTGTAAAAAAGGTAAGAAAGTATAATATGGAGTTAGCCCCTGATGGGAAAAAGGTTCCAAGAAGCTATACTAGACAATCTAGAGTAAGATTCACACCAACAAACGTGTTATGACCTATAATTCTAATTCAAGTATTCATGTCGTTCCAGGAGGAGAAAGCAATTATGGCCCTCCTTTTGGTGCTGACTTTATACCGAATTTGCAATACATTGAAAATATTACACAAGCTTGGCAAGCAGTCGTGACCTTTACGACAACAACAAATTTTACTGTTGGTGAGTGGATTTCCTTTAGAATTCCTCCATCAAATGGTATGATACAGTTAAACAACCAAACGGGGTTAATCATAGCAATTAATGCGAATGTGGTGACAATAAATGTGAATACCTTAGGATTTTGGCCATTTGTTTCAATGGCTGATCCTCAATATCCATGTATTGCTGTACCAGCCACCTCGGGGATTCCACCCGGTAGTGGTTATGTAACCCTAGAAGATGCTTTTGACAATAGGCCTTTGATATGACCCTTCAAACTTTTGTCCCTACGTTTCCAGCATTTCCGACTTTAGCAAATGCCATTTATAAATGCCGGAAGTTGACAGCTAGTACAAATAACTTTCAAATCACAGATGCGCAAATCGTCATGTATATGAATTCATTCTATACTTATGATCTTCCAGCTAAATATCGATCACTTAAGCTAAAGGATTTCTTTACCTTTACGACACAGCAAGGTGTGGCAGTATATCCTTTCAACTCGGAGATTTATACAACGGTTGAAATGCCATGTTATGTTAATAATCGTGAGACTAAGATTTACTTTGATCCCTGGAATTTCTATGGAGTGAATTTCAATTGGCAACAGGGCCCTGAGACCTTCGCTACAGGTACTTCTACAACAGGGCCCTACAATGGCTATACGATTGGAAAACATATCTTGCCAAGTTCCAATAATGATCCTGGCCCTATGTTTAGTCCTTCACTCTATTTTCCCCAAGGAAGGGTGCAAAACATATTAATCACAGTGAACATTGGATATATGAATACTCTCAATGTAACTGATGATGGAGCAGGAAATTTGATTGAGATAGTGGAAACAAATAAGACACCTCAGACACAATCAGGATGGACTTATTATAGAAATTACTATAGATCTTCAGGGCAATCTCCAACACCTATGGGAACCATTAATTACCAAACAGGTCAGATATCCAATCTTTATTTTAGTAAACCAGTTCCTCAAGGTGCTTGTATCACAATAGCATATAACACTAAGACATTATCAATTCCTCTAGCAATGCTTTTCTATCAAAATCAAATCACAATGGCGCCCGTCCCTGATCGCGGTTACACTGTGCAGATAACAGCTTACAGAAGCCCAACTAAAGCCCTTCTGGCGCAGAATCTATCGGGTAACCCCGAATTATCCGAATGGTGGGAAATACTAGCTGTAGGGGCTGCAAAGAAGATTTATGAAGATAGGCTTGATTCAGATGGTGTTATGTTTATCGATAAGATGCTTAAAGAAAGATATGATATTATTGAGACAAGAACCTATGCTGAAATAGGCAGTAGGCAGATTTACACTATTTACACAGATCAGGTTACCCAAAATTATTCTGGTAATGGATTTGGAGCCTATTTTGGAGGACCATGAAAAAGAATGTTGAACATGACAAATTTGGGAATGTCTTTGTTAAGAAGAAGGGGAAGAAAAAACTTTACACACCTCCTAATAAGAAAATAGAAATGGGACCAAATGCTTATTTTGTTGGGAGGCATACTACCGGATGAAAAATAAAAAAATGACTAAAAAGCAATCAGATAATACAAAAAAGTATGGAATGACCCCAAAAGCTAAAAAACTCCTTAAGGATTACAAAGGCATACAATATATTTCATCGAATAATGTGAGTTAATATGACAGTGATTAAGGGCAAGGAAAAATTTCTCAAGAAAAGAATTCCAAATGGAGAAGTAAAATTATCTGCAAAGGCTAAGAAAAAGATGAAAAGACCAAATGATTCACAACCAGTACAAACAATATGTTGGGGAGGATAGATGACAATACCACCTTTTTCACCAGGATATCCACCTAATGGATCATCACTTGGAGAAACTAAAGTAGAAATTAGAGATAATTTAGATGGTACTTATCAAGTTTTTAGTGTAGACCATATCAATCAAAATGATCCTTTGAATACTGGAAATCCTGGGGCTCATCAACAAGCACAATTATATGAAGTTCCGGGAATTTTACCTCCTCAACCACCTATAATATTGAAAAAAGGTTTTGAAACTCTCTATGCACAAGTAACAAATCAAAGTTCTCCTTTAATTGGAGATGGATTAGGAAATATTTTTTTTACGAGGGGATCAAGTGGTTTTGGTATTCAATTAACGGGTCCAAAAACACCTGGATGGAATACGACAAATGGATATACATTTCTACCAGGAGGTTTTGCTATTAATGTCGGAATCGGTACTTTTGATGGAACCACTCCAGTAGTAATTACTTTCAAGACTTCTCCAAATAAAATATTTTTAAATAAAATATTTGGTATATTTGTACAGCCAATAACTTCAAATGTTGATTATAATATTGTTCCCACTCTTCCGCCTAATCCTAACCAAGGTTTTACAATTGCGGCTACTGACACCTCTGTCGCTCAATTTTATTGGCTAGCAATAGGAATGTAATTTATGAGCGGTTTTCATCAAGTTCTTATCGGAGGGTACCCATCCGGTGGTTTAACAACCGATAAAAAACCGATGATGCTTGCCAATGAGGCTTTTTCTAATCTACAGAATGCATATGTTTGGCGTGATAGAGTAAAGAAGCGAGAAGGTACTATTGGCATGGGCCAATTGCAGTTAATCGTTACTCTAACAAGCCCTTTCAGCAATAATCTCTTGGCACAATTTACAGCTGCTAATACATTTTCCATAACAGGAGCGATCAAAGGAACGACAACAATCTTATCTGTTTCCTCATCTACTTTTTCAGTGGGAAATTTAGTGAATATCAATGGTATAGTTGGGATGACAGAATTGAATGGTAATAGTTATACAGTCTTAAATGTAACGGGATCAACTGTTACCATAAATGTCGATTCCTCGGATTTCACTAGTTATATTTCTGGAGGAACAATATCCCTTCAAGTAGGAGTTATTGTACCAGGTAGTATCAATATCACTGATAGCGCTGTTACTGTCTGGACTGATCCTTCAGCTAATGGCGTATTAGTTGGAAATCCCTCTGGATCTGGTACTATTGATTATGTCACTGGAGTAATGACCGGACCTGTTCCAAATAATTCAGGAACATTTTCATATTATCCTCTTCTTCCTGTCATGGGAATTGAATCTAAAGATAAAGATCAATTTGGAATTGATGATACGATTTTTTTTGATACATCGTTTGCATATAATTTTGAATCGGGTTTATTTTCTAGAAATGGAACAGCAACTTGGACAGGAAATCAAACTCAATTTTTTTGGTCGACTAATTATCAGGGGGTTGATCCATCTGAAAGACTTTTTTTTGTGACTAACAATAATATTTCTACTGCTGCAACACCTTATGATCCAATATATTATTTTGATAGTTCATGGCATAAATTTACTCCTGTTCTGACAACAATTACAACTCAAACAACATTATGGCAAGCTTTAATTTTAATTCCATATTATGGCAGATTATTGGCTTTAAATACCTGGGAAGGAGCAACAGCCGATACTTATGGAGGATCAGCTAAAAACTTTTTTGCGCGTTGTCGTTTTAGCCAGATAGGAAGTCCAATTGCGCCCAATGCGTGGTATTCTGATCAATTTGGTTTAGGAGGGTTTTTAGATGCACCAACTCAAGAGGCTATTGTTTCAGTTGGATTTTACCGTAACACACTTATTGTTTTCTTTGAATATTCCACCTGGCAATTACGCTATATTGGTGAATATGGCCTACCCTTTATTTTTGAACGTATTAGCTCTGACTTCGGGAGTGTAAGCACCTTCAGCTCTATTATCTTTGATCAAGGTGTTTTTAATGTGAGCGATAGGGGTATAATGCAAGCGGGAGCAGGAGGGATAAAACGTCTTGATGATCAAATCCCTGAAACTATCTTTGGCTTTCAGATTCAAAATAATGCGCCTAATTATGTTCATGGAGTACGTGACTTTGAGAAGGAGCTTGTTTATTGGAACTATATCGATACTCCCTCTTTAGGATTGTATCAGACATTTCCAAATACGGTATTATTATATAACTATAAAAATAATACATGGGCACAATTTAGAGATACCATTACATGTTTTGGATTGAGTCAGTTTGTAAGTTCAATTACATGGGATAGTTTAACAACATCTTGGGATGGAAATGCTTCTTGGGATAATGTCGACGATCAAAACTATACCACTTATGTGACCATGGGAAATCAGCAAGGCTTTATATCTGTCTATGAAAATCCTGATGCTAATCCTTTCGTTTCATCACCAACAAATTATGCCCCTTCTCTTTATATCACAAATATCAACACAACGGTTTCACCAACACTATTTTCAAGTCCTAACCATAATTTAAACGATTATGAAATTATTTATTTAACAGGATTGCTTTGGACTCCAATTGATCCAGGATATAGCAATATGATTTATAATGTTATTGTAGTGGATCAAAATACATTTTACATCCAAAAATGGAATGGAGTTAGCTATTCCTCTGTGACTATTACAACAGATTCAACATATATAGGTAATGGTTATATAACACTTTTCCCTAAGATGAATATAGTCGGAAAGGATTTTAACCCATTCCAGGAAAAAGGATTAGGTTTCAAAATATCCTACATAGATTTCTTGATGAGCCAAAATGTGTTTAGCCCATCTATTCCAGCTACTTCAGTTCAACTTTTTGTAAACGCCAGTCTTGCTCAACAAGCTAATATGTTGTTTTATAATGCTGATAATTATCATTACCTGAGTAATCAGGAAGTTGTAAATTCTACATTAGTTTGTGGGTATATTTCTTTTGCCGATATAACTAATCCTTGTATTATAACGAGTCCTGGACATTCATTGACTACGGGAGCATTGATTTACATTGCTAATGTAGTTGGAATGACTGAGATAAATTCCCCACCAAATTTTAATATTACCGTGATAAATGCGAATCAATTTAGCTTAAATGGTGTTGACGCAACTTTATATACACCTTATATTTCAGGGGGCATATGGAATGCAGGCCCCATCGAGGGAGAAAATTACACGACTGGCTCAGATTATGCATGGTATCGTTTTTATGCTACACAATTTGGACAGTTCTTGCGTATAGGGCTAACCTATGATGATTTCCTTATGAATCAGCTTTCTACGCATCAAACACCTTTTGAATTGCATGCGATGAATCTGTGGATGAGATCTGGCGGCAGACTGGTAAATTAGTTGTATCTTAATATTAGGCATTTATGACAATTTCATCAAACCCATCACTTAACACTAATCAACTTCCGATTTCTTTTGATATAGGCCCCGAGGAAAGGGATTTTCAGGATCATTTACTTCTCTATATCCGTCGTATCGCTAATGCAGTCAACACCAAAGAAAATGGCCTTTATTTAATCCAGGAGACAGCCAACTTTGAGCAATGGTTTATGTACCATACAGGAACAACAACGGCTAATCCGCAGCGCACAAGAAGCGCTTTCCGCCTAACATTTGATCTAGTAGCTTTGAATGGAGGGCCAATACCTAATGGAACCGCAACAAATCTAACTCTCACTTCCACAACTCAACCACCTTTGATCGATGGATATTTATATCCCGTGCACGGATTTGGTGGCGCAATAGATTCAGCTGGTATATCATATTTTTTAAATGACCCATCAGTTTACGTGCGCTATGTTGCAAGTACAAATACAATAGTAATTGAAAATGATACAGGTACAGCATTAACATGGGCAGTGTGGTCAATGAATTATTTGAAAAATTAGGTGATATATGAATCCTGCAATAATTGCTGCACTAATTAGTTTAGTCGGTAGTGGAATTAATGCTTATTCCAATAGTGGAAAAAGTGGAAATGATCAAGGAGGAGGAAAAGGAGAACTAAATGATTTTCTTTATGGTGGACCTGATAACTTGACTAAATTTAAGACTGGCACTCCTCAAATGGAACAATTGCAAAATTTTCTTAATCAATATTCTCAACAACAATTAGGTGGTGGTCAACAAGGAAATCAGATGGCGCAACAATACCATCAAGGTATGTTAGGACCGGAAGCCTTTGAAAAGTTTTCTCAACCTTATTTACAACAATTCAACGAACAAGTTGTACCAGGCATAGCAGAGAGATTTGCAGGGATGGGAGCTTTATCTTCAAGTGGCTTTGGCCAATCGCTTGGAGGGGCTGCAAGTGGCCTACAATCGAATCTAGCGCAATTGTTTTCACAGTTGCAAGGTCAGTCTGCTAATTCTTTGTTTAATCAATATAATGCACAGCAGGGTCAAGGGTTGAATGCGGCTCAACAAACTTTAGGATGGAGTCCTTTTGGGTATCAACAGAATGAAGGTAATCAAGGAGGAATATGGTCTTTCTTATCCTCATTGGGACCAGAAATTTTAAAATCTTTACCAGGTATTATACAATCATATAAAGGAGATGGAAAATAATATGGTTCAAATAATTCAATCGCATGATCCTAGGAAGAGACTAGCTGATATGTTTGGGATGGAACTTGGGAAAGGTTTATCTCAAGGCATAAACACTTATTTGGCTAATAAATCATTGGATAATGTTTTGAATGATCCTTCTCTTAAAGATGCTTCATCATCTGAAAGAATGAGTGCTATTCAACGGGCTCTTGCTCCTCATGCAGAATATGGTGAGAATATCATAAAACAAAGGATGCAGATTGAGCAGCAGGCTATGCAAGAAAATCAGATGAAAGATGCACAAGTGAAAGAGAAGAAAAAAGGACAAGGTATAGCTAAACTTCAAAAAGGTGAACAACTAACGCCTGACGAATGGAGTGTATATACACCTCAAGAGACAGCTGCTTTGCAAAGAGCTTTTAAT